TCAAATCCTGCCCCCGCTACCACAGGGTACTACGGACGTAGAACCCGTCTTCAACAACGCTGCAGGTTGAAGATTCCAAAGGGCAATTAGCCCGCCGTCCGACTCGGGGCGCAGCGTAATCTTTCCCTCGAACGCCTCACGCAGGATCACTCGCGCCTTGAGCGACGCCCGGGAATCTCCGCCCAGGGCAGCCAGGATCTCCCGCCGCGCGGCCTCCGCGGCCTTCGGCAACATCGCGAGCACTTTGGCGGTCTGCTTCGCTGCCGGCTGCTGGTCGAGCAGCTCGCGGCGCTTCGCCTCAGCGCGCTCGATCGCGGCCTGAATCTCATCCGAGGCCATATCGGGATCACCCGTCCGCAGGCGCTCGCGTAGCCGCGCAATCCGGGCGGTCAGGTCGATCAGCTCCCGCGGCGCCTCGGCGACTCGGGTCTCCCTGGCGCGAGCTTGCTCGGCGTAGAAGGCCTGCATGTCCTTGGCGATCTGGCTGACGCTCTCCGGTGAGAGCAGGTCATCGCGCAGCCGGCCGATGAGCACGTCCTCGGCGCGTTCCCGACGCACCCGGACAGCGTTGCTGCAGGCGCCCCCCATGCGGTGACTCGAGCAGCCGTACTCCGTGCCGTTGGCCATGACGTAGTGGGCTCCGCATACCTCGCACCGCAGGAGCCCGGAGAGCAGGAACTTGCGGGGATAGCGGCTGCCGCCAGGGCGCGGGTCTTGCTCGGTCGCAGCCGGCCGGAAGCGCCGCTGCGCGACGTGCCAGAGATCATCGGAGACGATCCGCAGCGACTCATCCGTGTGCGTGATCCACTCGGACCGCGGCCGCTCGACGCGAATGCGGCGCCCTGAGTCCGGATCCTTCCGCCACTCCGAGACGTTCCAATGCACGACGCCGCGGTAGCGCTCATTGAGCAGGATCGACCGAATACCGGAGGACATCCACCCATTGGCACGGCGCGTCTCGCGCTTCCAGCTCGAGCCAGGGGAGGGAATGCGCCTGGCGTTCAAGTCCCTGGCGATCGCGAGCGTCGACCGCCCATCGGCGAAGCGCCCGAAAATCTCGGCCACGATGAAGGCCTCTCCGCGATCGACCTTGCCGTCACGGTAGCCATACGCGCGCCCGCCTGTCGGGCGCTTATCCTTCGCGCGCGACTCGAGGGCCGCATAGGTGCGGTCCTTCACCATTTCGCGGAAGGCCTCGCCGATGATGCCGGAGAGGCCGGCCTGCAGCTTGTGGCCGCGGCGCGCGCTGTCGTAGCCATCCTGCACGCCGATGATGCGCACGCCTTTGGCCACCATGCGGTCGATGATCTTCGGCAGGTCGCTCTGCGAGCGCGAGAGCCGCGAGAGGTCCATCACCAGCAGGATATTGATGCGGCCGGCGAGGGCGGCCTCCTGGAGGCGCAGTACGCCCGGGCGATTGCCGAGGGCAGCGCCTGAGATGCCCTGGTCCTCGAATCGATGCGCAATGCTCCACCCTTGGCGCTGCGCGTACTCCGTGCACACGCGCTCCTGGTCAGCGATCGAAGACTCATTCTGCCGGTCGGTGCTGAAGCGGGAATAGATGGCGGCTTTCATGGCTTTCCCTCCTTCCAGCGCGCCAGACCCTTCGCGGCCTTGAATCCGACTACGAACCCGGCAATCCATTCTTGATCGGCCTGCGCGCCAGCTCGCGCCTGGCGCCCTTCATGCGCCAACTTGAAGGCCACCAACGCCCTGCTCGTATCGGTTCGAGTCACCGGCTCGCGCGGGATCTCAATGCGCAATGCGGCCTGCTCGAGCAATGACACGATGGCAAGATCGATGGCCCTGGGAATCTCCGCGTCATCGGCGACATAGCGCCGCATGGTGCGTTCGTTAATGCCGAGTTCTTTAGCTGCTCGACGCTGGGATATCTCGGCCCTATCCAATAGCGTCTGGAGTTCTTTGCCTTTCATCTGATGATTAGGCCATATTGCCCTATAGGGCGTCAAGGCCCTATCATAGGCACGATGAAGCCAAAGCCAACGCGGTCACTGACCTTCGCGCAGATCAACACGCAAAACAAAAAGGCCTACACGCGGAAGGCCCGGTTGCTGGAGCGTCTAGCTACTCGCATGTATAAGGCCATTTCTGCGTACTGCGAAGAGTCAGAGCGGCAAGGTATCCCGGCGCCCAATATGTTCCAGCGCATTCCCGACATCGATAGCAAACCGCCCGTAGCGATCGAGGCCGAACGCCTCCAAAAGCGGGCGGTCGCAGAGAGCCGAGCCAGAGGGGCCGCAAATAGTGCAGCCAGGAAAAAGCAGGCGAACCTGGAGCGCGATCGCCGCATTCATGACGCTGTCAATCTCGGCAATAAGGCACCAAAGGCTGTCGCGGCATGTGAGAACCTGAGTGCGTCCCGGATCCGCAGAATAGCCGGGAGCCCCAGGCGATAACTAAAATGCGCGTCTGCTAAGCACGCGCGCATCGGCGGGGTTGAGCGCTACCCGCAGCCCCCGACATGCTCGGGTCATTAGTACCCCAGCACTCGCATCGACGAATCTGCTTTCCCAGACGATGGCTGCCCTCGCCGTCGATCCGGATCGGCCACCAGGTCCTGACACCCTCACTCGTTGGCACGATCGCATCGGCGGTCCGCGCGATATCCATGGGCGGCGCATTTGGACTTTGGAGATTTGCGCTGCCATTCGCGAGGCGCGCAGGGCGCGCGGCATACGTGCCTAGCGACCATTTGCCGTCAATCCCTGCTGCGCAACTACGCGAGCTGCAACGCGCTATCGCGCACGCGGCCGTGGAGCGATTGATCGAGGAGGGGGAGGGCTCAGATGTGAAAACGCCCGCGGAGGCTCACGACCTCGCGGGCGTCAATCTCAACTCAGCAGATCCACAGCGCGATGGACACTACCGAAAACCACACCTCCCGGCAACCTGATTGCGCCTGGCGTCCCCGCCGTCATCCGCGCGCCGAGGTCATCGAACGCGACCAGGCGCTCGAGCAGCAGATCGACGGCGCGTACAGGCGGCTGCTCGAGGCCACCACACGGGACGGCAGACGGCGCGCGTGGCGCCTGATGTTGAAGGGCATTCGCCGCCGATCGCCGCAGCAGGTCGCCGCGATGGAGCGCGCCCGGGGGCTGCGGAAATGATCGGGGATGCCGATCGAACCGTGGTACTTCGCGCCGAGCGCGAGCTCGCGACTATCGAGATCCTGCTCGCAGCGATGCCGCTGAGCGAGCTGGCCCGGCAACGCCTCGAGGGCGCGATCGGGGCAGTGAGCAATGGACTGGAACAGCGGCGCGCAGAGGTGGGATTGCCGCAGCGCACCGCGCAGGGGGGCTCATGAGCGTGCGCAGTGGCGAGCATCGAATCCGCGAGGACTTGGCGGTTGAGTTCGAGTTCGATGCCGCGAATGGCGCGATTCAAACGCATTGGACGCCGCGGCTGCCGTCAAAGCTCAGCCCCGCCGAGCTCGACAGCTATCGACGGGCCCGCAATCGCTTTCTCGATGGCATCGCCAAGCAGCTCGGCGGCAGAGCCATGGTGATCGAATGAGCGCAGCAGACCTGGCCGTGGAGGATTTCGAGCTGCCGCCGGCGTCGGCCTATCAGGAGGACACAACGGCATCCTCGATAGTGCGCAACGCGCCGCCAGAGGCTGCCACAGCAGCTCCCGCCAGGAGGCTACCGAGCATCGATTTCGGTGCGATGCGCGCTCATCTATCGGACGGCTATCTCATCAAGGGCCTCTTCGGCAGGCAATCGTTGATCGGGATCATTGGCCCTTCGGGTAGCGGTAAGACCTTCATGGGAACCGATTTCGCCATGCACCTTGCAGCTCGCCGCCCATGGCGCGGCCATATGGTGTGCGGTGGCCTCGTGGTCTATACGGCACTGGAAGGGCCGGCCTCGGCAGAGAACCGCTTCGTCGCAGGCCGCAATGCTGGCGGCTTTGGGGCAGGAATCCCGCTGCGGCTCACACCGGGCCCGATCAACCTGCGCGACCCGCGCGATGTGGCGATTCTGATCGAGTTCATCCGTGAGGCGGAATCCCACTACGGCGAGAAATGCGTCGCGGTGTTCGTCGATACGCTGGCCAGAGCGATAGCAGGCGGCGATGAGAACGGGCCGGAGGATATGGGCGCGCTGATTGCCGGGGCCGATGCCGTCCGCCTGGCCACGGGCGCGTCGGTGCTCCTGGTGCACCATTTCGGCAAGGACGAAGCGCGCGGGGCGCGAGGGCACTCGAGCCTCAAGGCCGCCCTGGATACGGAGATCGAGATCACCATCAAGGGCGATATCCGCATCGCCACCGTCACCAAGCAGCGGGACCTCCCGAGCGGCATGCAATTCGCCTTCACCCTCAAGAGCGTCGAGCTCGGCCGAGATGAGGACGGCGACGCGGTCACCTCCTGTGTCGTGGAGGCCGTCGATGCGCCACAGGCCCCCCATGGCGGACGTAAGGCGCCCACCGGCAAGAACCAGCGCCTATTGCTCGCTGCGCTGCAGGAATGGAAGCGACAGCACTCCGACACTGCCGTCGTCTCCAGCATCGACCTGCGCGACATCGCCAAGTCCCAAGGCATCACCAAGAAGTCGAGGCTGCAGGAGGCCATCGATCCGCTGCAGACCCTCGGGTGGCTACAGCCCTGCGTCGGAGGCTTCCGTTTCCTCCCGGAAGACGGTCTATGAGCCGGACGCCGAAAGCCGAAAGTGCACGCGCCGCCGAAACCTACTACGTAGGGTTTTCGGCTTTTCGGCTCGCTGGCACCGCTCGAATTCGGCCGATTCGGCGGTTTTCGGCTTTTCGGCTGATTCGTGGAGCGACTGTATGAGCACACCCGACGCACCCGTGCCGCGGGATAAAAAAACCGGGCTGTTTGCCGGCGAACCTGGGCCCGGTCGACCGCCCGGCTTGACGAACAAGGTGACGCGGGCGGCCCGAGTCATCGCACTCGACCTGGTGCAGAGCAACGCCGAGGCGGCGCAGGCGGCACTCGATGAGCTGAAGGGGCAGCCGCGCAAATTCCTGAGCGTCTATCTACAGCTGCTGCGGATCCTGGTGCCACGCGTACAGGTCGACAGCCAGGCACCACTGGTGAACATCAACCTCGGCCACGGCTTGCCGAAGGCTGATCCCAACACGCTGGCGCAGGTCTACAGCGAAGTCATGGGCGGCCGCCTCGATCTCAACAGCGTACTGCCGCAGCTCGAGCATCAGCCTGAGGAGGTGCCGCAATGAGCACGATTCGATGTCATATCGGGGACGCGATTTGCTCTCTTCTGGGAAATCCTCGATCGATCAGCCGCTTAGTCAATCTCATCAACTGCATGAGAGCCTTGGGGCTTTCGGTATGAGTGCGCTCACTCTCGGAATTGACCCGGGCGTCACTGGAGCGCTCGCATTGCTCGATCGGAGCGGCCAGGTGGAGCTGCTCGCCGATCTTCCCATCATCCGCGACAAGTCCCTCGCCTGGGTCGACGGCGCCGAGCTGCAGAGCATGCTGCTCAACGCAATAGGAGGCCGCCAGTGCCACGCAGTGGTCGAGCGCGTGTCGAGCATGCCCGGACAGGGGATCGCCAGCGCTTTCGGCTTTGGCGTCGGATTCGGCTCAATCCTGAGCGTTCTGCAAACGCTGCGATTGCCGCTCGAGCTGGTGACGCCATCAGTCTGGAAGCGAGCCGTAGGCCTCAGCAGCGACAAGCGTGCGAGCCTCGACAAGGCGCGGCTCCTCTTCCCTCTCGCGGATCTGACCCTCGCCAAGCACGACGGCCGCGCTGAGGCGCTCCTGCTCGCTTACTGGATCCAATCGCGGAGGCTCGCAGCATGAGCGTTCCGCGCTACGTCACGCGCCTGGCCACGACGGCGTTTCTCGCGGGCGTGCGCGCCGCTGACCTTCTGGCGCTGATGCCGCCATCCTCAGCCGCACGATTCTGCGCCGATGCAGGCCTCAGCCAGGCCGAGTACCTCTCTGCGATGCGCTGGCTGGCGAATCACTTCGCCATGCAGCACCACACCGAGCAGCTCGCACGGCGCACCGTCGATACCGCGCCAGCAGCCGCTGCGAGCATGGCCGCGCCGGCCAATCAGACCAACGCGGGGCTGCTCACATGAGCGCCCGGCGCAATATCGCAGGCACCCTCGGCCTGGCCGAGCTCGCACTGCTGACCGATGCGCCCCGCTCGAGGGACTCGGCATCGCAGGCCGCAGAGATCCGCCGCCTACATCGTTCCGGCCACAGCGCCCAGTTCATCGCCTCGCGCCTGCGCATGGATATCGCGGCAGTGCGCGAGACGCTCCAGCAACCCTCTCAACCATCGAGGTCATGATGCGCACGACACTGCGACGACTCCTGCTGCTCTCGCTTCTCGCCTGCCCTGGGCTCGCCGCGGCGCAGCTCAGCACCAATCTGCCGCTGATCGTAAATGGCAGCACCAGCAGTGCGCAGTCCGCTTGGGCGGGCGGTGCGGGCTTCTTCGGCTGCGTCGGGACCTTCAGCGGCGCCACGGTGACGCTGCAGTACCTCGGGCCCGATGGGGCAACGCTGCTGACGGTCGGAGCGAGCACCACGCTGACCACGAATGGCGGGGCCACTTTCAGCCTGCCCCGCGTGAAGGTGCAGGCCACGGTGAGTGGTGGAGCGCCCTCGGGCCTGTACTGCACGGCCTGGTCGATACCGACGCTGATCGGATGAGCCGATGCCAACCATCAAAACACAGGAGACCCCATGACGAACCCACTGACAGCAGCGCACGCCGAAGCCATAAAACAGCGCACGGCTGCGCGGCGGCATCGAGCCAGGCTCGCGCAGCCGCTCGAGCGTGCCCAGGACGTCGCCGGCCAGGCGCGCGCCGAGCTCGAGGCGGCGCGACGCGCCGAGCAGGCCACGACGGATGCGCACGCGGAGCGGCTCGCCAGCGCCATCGTTGCGGGCTGTGACAGGCCTGCCGCCACCCTGGTCATCGATGAACACCCGAGGCGCTCTGCCGAGACCCGAGCGGCGATCGCGGACAAGGCGCTCGAAGCGGTGAGCGCGCAGTATGCCGAGGCCCTGGCGGCTCTGCAGGCAGCCGAGGCTGCGGTCGCGGCGGCAGCGGACGCCATCCTGGGCGCCGAGACGCTCGAGTTGGCGCGCAGATTCGTGAAGGCGCGCGAGACGTTCTACGCGCTGGGCGAGGAGTTGAAGGCCGCGACGCCGGATGAGATCAACCGGCCGCTGAATCAGCCGATCAACTTTCATCCCGAGGTGAAGGCGGCTTTGGCGCTCCTGCCCCCCGAGGAACTCATGGTCGTTCCCGTCAACCGGCATCACGCCTGGGGATCACCCGAGGCGCGCGCGCAGTGGGCCGAGCGTCGGCGAGCGCTGATCGAGGGCGATGACACGACTGACCCCGCGCCGCACGAGGCTGCGGCCTGATTTTCAACTGAAGACTTCCACACGAGGAACTATCCATGACCAGATTCCATGCAGAAGTGCGCGAGCCATTGACGCGCAGCATCCCCACGTGCGACGCCCGATCGCGCGACACCGTGCTCCTGCCGCCCACCGCCGCGGAACTCGACGCCTGGTACGCGCAGACCGGGCGCATGGCGGGGATCGACCTCGGTACGGTCTACAACGGGATATCCAAGATGCTCAGCTCATTGCCGGCGAAGGACCGCAAGCGGGTGCGGGATCTCCTGATTGCCGAGGCAAAAGAGGAAACGGACCCCGCGCTGCAGGCGGCACATGCCGATCCGGGCGCGAAGAGCCGCGCGAGTGACACCTGGCCGAATTCCTACGGCGACTTCGGTGAGCGGCCGCCGACCAATGCGGAGCTAAATGCAGGGGCGCGCAAGCGCTGGGGCCAGGATCCCGCGCGATGAGTTTGATGGGGCGCGAATTGCTCTGCAGCGATTCCTCCGTTTGACGCTGCGAAATGCGCCCCTTCGCGATGAGCCGTACGAGTCGCGATCGACAAAACATCGGCGGCCGCCGTGGCCCGCAATTTCCGCACTACCGAAAGGTCGAAGTGCCGGATCTCCGGCGGGTGACATGGCCGAGTGGCGCTCGAGACGCGCCCGGCCCGGACATGCCACGTGGATGCCTGGGCCGTCAGTTTTTTCCGATGCGTGCGGAACTTCTCCAGTGTGACGCGCGCGTCGGTCCGGTCTCCGCGGGGCGGCAGTATCTCCTGCTGCTGCCTCGCGGGCGAACGGAGGGAATCAGCGGTGAGCTTTTGAGGAGATCGCGATGACAGAACATGCCCGAGCCGTGCAGCGCCTCGCCGGCTTTTCGCAATCGATGAACCGCGTGCGCCGAGGCCTTACGGAGAGCGAGACGGCGGAGCTGTGCAACCAGGTCGCCCTGGCGCGCCTCAGGGCCGGTCTATCGCTCAATCGCTTCCTGGCGCTCAATCACGCGGCCCTCAATGAGTTCTGCGCTCGTTACGGGTTCAACCGCGCCGAGATCCGCTTCGCGCAGCGTTTCATCGCCATGATGTGGGCCATGCGACGCGCTTCACGGGTCGCAGAGGTGCTCGCCGACGCACGCCGCGCGCACGTGCGAGGAGTCCAATGAGATTGGCAACGCTTCAGTACCTGCGCAAGCTCAAGGTCGCAATCGGTATCGCGAGCAGCCAGGGGGGATTTCCAGCGACGGATTTCTCCAATCTGCGGTGCGTGTTTTCGATCCGCCGCGGCGACTACCAAACACCGAACGCGTGCGATTTGCGCATCTTCAATGCCTCGAAAAACACGGCGAATAGCATGTTCTCGGCCTTCGCCGCAGGGGTGCAGGACCAGGCCTTTCAGCAGGAATTCCCGCTCATTGCCGCGACGGGCACAAACCCGGATGGCACGCCCGCGGTCGATCAGTCCGCAACCGGGGTGCTGGTCATTCAGGCCGGCTATGAGGGCAACTGCGGCATCGTGTTCACCGGCAACATCAAGCGGGTACGCCTCGGTCGGCTCGATGCGAAGGACAGCTACATCGATATCACCGCCGCGGACGGGGATCGGTTTTACAATTACTCTTTCATGGCGCAATCCCTCGCCGCGGGCAGCAGGCCAGCCGATGACGTGCAGGCCTTCCTTCAATACCAGGCCGCCGGCGCCGCCATCTCGCAGGGCTACACGCCCGAATTATCAACCAATGGCCGAGTCCGCGGCCAAGTCTTCTACGGGATGATTCGCGATGAGCTGCGCGACTTCGCTAAACAAAACGACGTGCTCTGGTCGATTCAGGACGGCGCGCTGACGCTGATCCCGAAGGCCTCCTTCGTTCCCGGGGAGGTGCTGACCATCAGTCCGCAGACAGGTCTGATTGGCGTGCCCGAGCAGACGCAGAACGGAATCATTATGCGGGTGCTGCTCAATCCCTCGATCAAGATCGGCCAGCGGGTGTTCCTGCAGAGTAACGCCATCAACCAGTACCGCTACGGCCTGGACCTGCAGTCGCAGACTGTAAACCCAATGCTCAGCCGCTCGATCAAGACCTCGGCCGATGGGACCTATTACGTCATGAAGGCCGATCATGTGGGCGATAACCGCGGCAATGACTGGTACACGGAGCTGACCTGCCTGGCCGTGGATGCCTCGATCCCCATCAACCTGGCTCCGCAGGCGGCGATTCTGCCATCCGCGGCCTCGATCGCGCAGTACTGAGAGGCCTCGCGTCATGAGAGCAAAGGCGATGACGGTCAAGGTCGACAACACTGAGAGCGTCGTGCGAGCGCTCCGCGAGCTCGGCGGCCAGGAGGTGCTGGTCGGCATTCCCGAAAGCAGCGCGAGCCGCCAAGGGGATCCGATTTCAAATGCAGTGATCGGCTACATTATGGAGACCGGCAGTCCGGCGCAGAACGTGCCCGCGCGCCCCTGGCTGGTCCCGGGCGTCAGCAAGGTCCTGCGAACCGCACTCGAGCACGTCGTGAACGCCGCCGGCGCCCTGGTCGACGGCAATCGAGCCAAGGCCGATGCGGAACTCAACGCCGCGGGCATCGTCGCCATGAACGGTGCACGCACTGAAATCAGCAGCAACATCCCCCCGCCGCTTGCGCCCTCGACCATTCGCGGCCGCAAGTACGCGCGCGGCACGAAGTCCCGCCGACCGGAGGAGGACCGCTACCACGCGCTGGTCAAAGGCGGCATGCCGCCGGGCGAGGCACAGAACGCCGCCGGCATCGTGAGCCTTATATCGACGGCCCAGCTCAGGAATTCTATTACCTACGTCATCCGACGCATCAAAGGGAAATAACCCATGGCACAAGCAGGAGTTCTGAAGGAGTTCCTAGTCAAGCTCGGCGTCGACGTCGACGAGTCGGCGCTCAAGAAGCTCAGCGATGGCGTCACGAATGCCACCAAGGCGGTTGTGGGCCTGGCCACGGCGATCGAGGGCACCGCCGTTGCGGTCTCGGTGGCTGTGTCTCGGTTCGCATCCAATCTCGAGGCCCTGTACTTCGCCTCGCAGCGCACCGGCGCCTCGGCTTCTAATCTGAAGGCCTTCTCACTCGCCGCTCAGAATTTCGGCGCCTCGGCCGAGGAGGCGGCCGGGTCGATCGAAGGGCTGGCCTCCTTCCTACGTAATAACCCAGCCGGGGAAGGCTTCCTGCGCGGCCTGGGGCTGCAGACGCGGGATCCGAAGACCGGCAAGGTGCGCGACACGGTCGACATGATCGCCGAGTTCGGGCGCGCCACGGCCAGGATGCCGTTCTACCTCGCCAAGCAGTACGGCGACATCCTCGGTATCTCGGAACGCACGCTGCTCGCGCTGCGCAACGGGGAATTTCAGGCCGAGCTGGACAAACGCGAGAAGCAGCTCGCGAACGTGGGCTTCAAGAAGGCGACAGAAGACTCGCATCGGTTCATGGAGAGCTTGCGCGACGCGGTCCCCTTCATCGAGCAGTTCGGCGTGCGCGTCTATGACGCCATCGCCAATAAGCTCGGTTTCACTATAGAGACCCTGACGAGCTGGCTGCAGCGGAACGGGCCGGCGCTTGCCGATCGAATCGCCGATGCGCTGGTGAAGCTCATAGGCTACGCCGAGAAACTGATCGACTGGGCCGAGAAAGCGATCGCCAAATTCAAGGAATGGGACGATGCCACAGGCGGCTGGCTCGGTAACCTGGTGCTGGTCGGCGCAGCGCTGAAATTCCTGGGCGGCGCGGAGATACTCGGCGCGATCGCCGCCCTGGCCGCAGCGCTGGGGCCCGTAGGCCTCACGATTGCGGGAATCGTCGCCGGAGTGGCCTGGCTCAATGAGCACGCACCGAACAATTGGTTCGCGCGCATCGGGAACGCTATCGGCGGGAAGATGTACGAATCCGCACACCGCTACGAGGACGCCGTGCGGCAGTTCGAGAACATGGGCTGGACCCATGCGCAGGCCTCGGGAATCGTCGCGAACCTCGGCGCTGAGAATGCGCTGCTGGATCCGACCAGCGCTCACGTCGACACGGACAATCAGATTCATCGAGGCATTGCGCAGTGGAGTCCGGAGCGCTGGGGTAGGCTCGAGAAGTGGGCCGCCGCGAACAGGCTCGACCCCTCGGCCTTCTCGACCCAGGTGCAATACATCGGCGCAGAATTGCGCAGCCCCGACTACAGCCAGGCATATGCGCTCCTGCAAGCCTCGCGCAACGATCCATTTCAATCCGGCTACAACTTCTCGCGTTACTACGAGCGGCCCGCGGGTGGCGATGACACGGCTGCGAGGCGCGGAGCGGCCGCCGTCACGCTCTCGCAGAAAACCGATATTCACGTCACCGGCACCGGGGATCCGCTGGCAACCGCGCATGCGGTGGCGAGTGAGCAGCGACGAGTGAACGAGGAGATGATTCACAACTTCGCACCGGCGATACAGTGAGGAAGCAGCTATGCGACTCGGTCGATGCACGATCTGCGGTAACGTCAAGATCCTGGCAATGCATGGTCAATTCAAGGGCTCGGACCTGCGCGCGATGATGCAAAAGAGCCTCGATGAGACGGCAGGCCAGCAGCTCCTCAAGCGCAACCTAAACAAGATCCCGGACGTTGTGCCGTGGGGCGTCTGTGCCAAGGACAGCCTCGATGCATCGGCTTCCGAGGCGGCGCAATATGAATTCGGTATGCGGCTGATGAAGGCAATACTGCTTCCGCTGGCTCTGGGCGCGGCATGAGTTCCAACGCGCTGCAGGTGAGGCCTTCGTTCGATTGGAAGAACCCGGACTATCAGCCGATCTTCCTCGATCGCTTGCAGAAGTATCGACGATTGCGCGCGAACCCGGGCGCATTGCCGACGCTGAAGCTCATCTATCGCGAGAATCCGGCCAAGTTCATCGAGGACTGGGGCGTCACGGCGGATCCACGAAACGTCGAGCGAGGCCTCCCGGCGATCGTCCCCTTTCTGCTGTTCCCGAAACAGCAGGAGTGGATCGCCTGGGTACTCGAACGCTGGCGCGCAGGGGAGTACGGGCTCACTGAAAAAAGCCGCGATAGCGGTATGACCTGGCTGGCTGTCGCGCTCTCCTGCACGCTCTGCCTCTTTCACGAGGGGCTCGTCATCGGCTTTGGTAGCAGAAAAACCGAATACGTCGACCATATCGGCTCGCCGAAGGCCATCCTGGAGAAGGCCCGAATGTTCCTGCAGCACCTGCCTGAGGAGTTTCTCGGCGGCTGGGAGCGCGACCGGCATGCGCCGTATATGCGCATTCTCTTCCCAGGCAGCGGCTCTGCGATCACAGGGGAGGGCGGCGATGGCATCGGCCGCGGCGATCGGACCTCGATCTACTTCGTCGATGAGGCCGCCTGGCTCGAGCGACCGGAAATGGTCGACGCCTCCCTCAGCGCCACGACAAACTGCAGAATCGACGTGTCGACGCCGCGCGGCACCGGCAATCCCTTCGCCAACAAGCGCCATGGCGGCAAGCATAGGGTCTTCACGTTCCACTGGCGCGATGACCCGCGTAAGGGCGATGACTGGTATGCGAAGCAGGTCCGCGAGCTCGATCCGGTCACCCTGGCCGCGGAGGTCGACATCGACTACCGCGGATCCGTCGAAGGCGCGCTGATCCCCTCGGCCTGGATCTCCGCGGCGGTCGGCGCGCATCGCAAGCTCGGCATCGAGCCATCAGGGCAGCGCTATGCGGGCCTCGACGTGGCCGATGAGGGGATCGATGCGAACGCCATGGCATTCCGCCACGGAATCTATCTTCAGCACTTGCATCAGTGGACCGGCAAGGACAGCGACATTTTCAAGACCACCGCGAGGGCGATGGCCATCTGCGAGCAGTACGGCTACGAGAGCTTCACCTACGATGCGGACGGCCTGGGCGCTGGCGTGCGCGGAGACGCGAATCGCATCAACCAGGAGCGCGAGGCTGCGAACAAGCCGCGCATCCGCTGCGAGCCTTTCCGCGGATCCGGTCAGCCGTGTGATCCGGAT